GTCATCGTTTTGTAGCAGTGTTGCACGCTGTCCAGTTACGCCTGAAAGGATGCCTGCCGCGGTAAATGTTCCATAGCGGTCATCATCCGTTCCATTGATAAACCACTTTGATTTAACACCTTCGCGCTTTTGGTATGTTGGGTCATTCTCGGTTAATGGATGAGAGCGAAGAATAGCTTGCGTACCTAAACTACACTTGAATGCGTCACGGTCTGCTGTTCCTTGATGCAAAATCATCTCATTAGGATTTCTATAGATGCACCATGCGTTAAAAATATCTAGGTTTGTGGACTTCGAGTGTCCACGCGGGAGCATAACAACTGCAACGTCCTTATCATCTTCACCACCTTCCATAAACTCTTGTAAAAAGTCACAGTAGTCCAAGTGGAAGTCAGGAACTTTCAACCCCAACTTCCCTTCGACATACATCAAGAAGAAAGCAGCAAAACTGATTTTTAGCAATTACGACATCCTTGCTTGTTTACGCTTCTCGCGCTCAGCCTCATATTGATCGACAGCCTTTTGCTCCCATGCCTGTTGTGTATCTTTGTTGGCAGACATAGGTGGTAATAGACCAGAGCGCATCATGTGGATTTGCTGAAGCTTAACGGCATGTGTGGCAAACTTCCCCGCGACAGTGATTAACTCATTCTTTAATTCAATGTCTCTCTCTTTTAAAGCTTTATCTGTCAAGCTGAAAGTTTCATCAATCACATCAGAGCAAAGAACACCCGCCTGCAAAGTCTGACGCTCAGAAACTTTTTCCTTTTCCATTTTGGCACGGCGTGCTTCAAGACGATCTAAGTCGTCTAGGGAAATATCTGAATATTCATCAATCATTGTTCAAATCCCACCAATATTGATTACCTAGGTTTTCCATTCTAGTTTGAGTGCGTCTCAAGTAGTCAGGATCGATCATATTTTGCATCTTAGAGTATAACATGCGGTCAATCACAAGTTTTGTATACCACAGATTTTGAAAAGGAACGTTGGATTTAATCGCGTTTGCAATCTCCATCCCGCGTGTTGATTCTTTGCCTTCAATGATATTATTGCCAAGCCCTGTAAACAACATGCCAAGTTTAAATGCGCTACCAATCAATGGACCTGCAACAAAATCACCCATACCACGACCAGTAGGATCGGACATAGCAGACATTAAGTCTCCAAGGAAAGAGAAGCCACCACCTTTTAAAACCGACTTTAAGAAGAAATCAGTTGTGAATACTGGCTCAGGCTGTTTACCATTTGCAATGTTTTGAAGCTGTGCAACCATGCCACCTGCAATTGTCTGATATGCAAGCAATGAGATTAGGAAAGTTGCTCGGCTTGTTATGTCATCTTGGGCAAATGCACGCGAACCCATGCGCATTAAATAACCCATTGGATAGGCTTTAAATTGGAATAGTGTGCGACCTAGCTCGCCTTGGAATGTTCCAGCTTGCCCGAACTGTGTTAGTGATCGTTCACGCGCACCTGAATCAATAATCGCCACACCTTCTTCTATCTGATTGATGGTCAGGATGTAGATATTTTTTAATCACATCATCGGGAGCGCTAAAGAAATCGTTTTGGGTTAAAACCATCTCACCGTTTTCGCGTTTGGATGGTGTTAGATCTCTCCATAAATTCCAATCTTCCCCCTTGATGCCATTGCCTTTAAGTATCTTTAGATCGTGTTCGCCTAGTTCGCTCCATTGTTTTGAGCGTGTCATATCAGCAATCTTGTGCATGTGTACCAAACTAAATGCGCGTTTGGCTGCTGCCGTTGTCGCATTCAATCCTGATGCCTTCATAACCATGGATGCAACAGACTGCATTGACGCATTGAATCGACCTGATTTAGTTGCACTGCTAATCATATCTGCATCGCCAAAACGCATCATAGAGCCGATCATTTCATTGATGCCAAGACCCATAGAAATGGCTTCTTTTTGATGATTCCCGCTTGCAAGCTGTTTTGTAAACTCTGGCATGATTGAGCGTGAATATGACATGCCGTTCATGTTAGATATGCGCTTCATATTCGCATGATCGGATATTGTGGTGAGTGTTGCACTGCCAAGCTTTGAAGCAGTCATTAACGCACGCAGACCACCCATAATATTGCCGAATGAGTTGTCGATAGGCTGAACACTTGCATCCATGTATTCATAGATACTTTCTGCACGTTTCTTTTGCGCTGCAATCTTGCCGTGATTAAGTGCGTTTGTTTCTTTCACAAGCTCAAGATCAACACCTTTTTTGAGTAGCTCATCAAATACATATTTCGGGTTTGTGCCAAAAGCTTGCATCATGGCAATTTCGCCACTCATGCGCTTAACGTGGTTATCGACAACTTGATGCAATCCCGATTGATGATATGTACCGAAGTCCTTTTGGTATTCAAGCCATGACTGACCATCTTTAAAATGAATCACACGTGACTCTTGATGTCGGTTTGCCATCTTTGCACGACCACCAATAGGCGAAGGACTGGTGTCTCCTGATAGTGATTTATTCGCCCCGCCTGTGCTGATTGTTTTGTATGCTTCAGAAAGTAATTCTCTTAGCTCAATATCAGTCATTAGTGTGCCATCTTCATTGACATACTTATTTCGATTGACCTTATCAACAATTGAATCCACCCACTTTTTAGAGCCAGCCAATGCGACTTTTTGTTGATCGTGTGAAGTAGGCATACCCCAATCGTCAAGCTTTTTGACGTTACCACCATTGCGGTTGAATGTAGTCCGAACATCATCGAATACGGATGCTAGGCTATCAGCAATTCGATTTACTTCAGGATCGGCTGACTTGGTGCCAAATAGCGCTTTGACAATATCGTCTGTCTTTTCTTTGTTGGTTAGAAATCCAAAACCTTTTTGCGTTTCTGTGAACACGTCAGATGCACGACTAATCCAATATGCATGAAGTTGCTTAGCGTGAATCTCTACAGATTGAACACCTGATTGATCGGAGAAATAGGCTAACTTTCGAGTCAAAACTTCAATCGGGTTTAACTTTGGATGATTGAATATTTCCTGTTCTAGTTTGGCTTTAATGATTGCATCACGCGCGATATTTTCATTGTTCTTTGCAATTTGCTGTGCAATGTCGGCAGCGGTTTTATTCGCAATAGCCTCAGCCTTTTCAGCGTCAGACTTTTTAATCCAGTCAGGATCATTTCGCGCAAGGATATTCTGAGCACGGCTATAAAGCTCGGTGATCTTGTTCTTGTATTGGCTTGACAGCTTAGGAACACCTAAAGCCTTTGCCACTTGTTCAGCGCATTCAGGACGCATCTCAACCTCAACAGAAATATCTAATTGTCGCTAGTTTAGCACTTATTGTTTGACCACATAAAAATTGAAATAACCTTTCGTGAAATCATCTAAATTGAATTTTCCTTTTTCACATAAAGACCAATTAAGCCCGAAGATTTTGGTATAAACATTCTCGCCATTATTGAATAGCTTATAGGCATCATATCCATATACTTGCTTCATATTTTCAGCATCCATATAGCCATGAACACTAGCGTCTATTTTATGTTTTTTCTTGAATTGCTCTGCCTCTAACTTGCTATCAAAAAGCATCCTACTGTTGTCTGGATTTGCAAGAAATGACCCTTTATTCTGTATGGTATATTTCATTTAACTCCAATAAAAAAGCCCTCATATTGAGAGCTAGTTTAGCATTGATGTGCGTTAATTGTATTGTCTTCGCCATCCAGCATCTAGTGCTTTAATTATAATTTTTCCAATCGTTGATTGCATTTCTTTTGGGATAGATGAATGTGCGTAAATATGCAAATCCTCCATTTCTTCATATGATGTTGAAAGCGACCGATCATATCTGTGGTGGTTTCGCCTAAAAACTAAATCAATTTTTATGTATTTTTGAATTTCAAAAATTTCATTATCGTTCTTTTGCGATTTAGGTGGAAGGTTTAGATACTTGTCACATTCATATGTGTGGCTAATTTCTTCCCCACAATAGTCTCCGCCAATTAATAATACTTTCATAACCAACCTCAGTTACAGCCTAAAAATATGGTGTGCCAGTCGGTAGGCTTTCCCGATGTTCGATAGCTAATCTAGGCACAAAACAATAATAACAATAGTTGTTTTAAAAAGAT